ATCAAAGGGTAAGTACGACGAAGCTCTGAAACAGTACGCCCAACAATTCCAAGAGCGGGAGGAAGGATACAAGAAACGCATTGCCGAACTGGAGTCAAAGCTGACCGTCAATCAGTTGGACAATCGCGTTGTCGCCATCCTTGCCGAACAGGGCGCTCACAACCCGCACGATGCTCTTCGTCTGGTCCGCGATCAACTGAAGCTTGACGAAAACGGTAACCCCGTGGCCGTTGATGGCTACAACGAAGTGCCCATGGATCAATGGGTTGAACGCCTGAAGGCCGAGCGCGGTTACCTATTTAGGGCTCCGAACGTCAAAGGTTCCGGCGCTCCCGTTGGCACCAAGCCCGTGTCGTCTGATGTTCCGGCAGGCACCAAAAACCCGTTCACGCGGGAATATTTCAACCTGACCGAGCAATCACGCCTTTACCGAACTGACCGCGATCTGTACGAACGCTTGAAGGCAGCGGCAAACAATGCTTAATATGTAACTGCTAGACGCGATTGGTTACGCCGGTCCGTCATTGGGTTACGCCCGCAACCAACAAATTCCCTGAGGATTCATCATGGCGACTCTTCGCTCTGATGTCATCATCCCCGAGATTTTTACTCCGTATGTGATCGAGCAATCGACTCAGCGGAACCAGTTTCTTGCCAGCGGCGTTGTGCAGCCCATGGCGGAACTGAACGCAACCGAGGGTGGTGACTTTGTTAACGTGCCTTTCTGGAAGGCCAACCTGTCCGGCGATCTGGAAGTCCTTACCGACTCCACCAGCCTGACCCCCGGCAAGATCAGTGCTGACAAGCAAGTTGGCGTGATCCTGCACCGTGGTCGTGCCTTTGAGGCCCGCGATCTGGCTGCTCTGGCTGCTGGCTCCGACCCCATGGCCGCCATTGGCGCCAAAGTTGGTGAGTACGTTGCTAACCAGCAGCAGGCTGACCTCTACAAGTGCCTTGAAGGTGTGTTCGGTAGCCTCACTGGCTCTGACTCCCCTGCCTTCGACGCTCTGCGTTTTGACACCAGCGGCGCAACTGCCCTCGGTCCCCGTCAGGTGGCTAAGGCCCGCGCAATTCTGGGCGATCAAGGCGACAAGCTGACCGCTGTGGCCATGCACTCGGCTTGCTACTACGACCTCGTGGAGCGCAAGGCGATTGACTACGTGACCAACACGGAAGCCCGTCTGAGCACCCTTGCTACCGGCGCTAGCACCATCAACGCTGTTGGCGGTTCTGTGGCTGCTGCGTATGGCGACGTGAGCGTTCCGACCTACATGGGTCTGCGCGTGATCGTGTCCGACGACATCACCAATAGCGGTGGCAACTACGCCTGCTATTTCTTCACTGCTGGCGCTATCGCCTCCGGTGAGCAGGCTGCCATGCGGACTGAAACCGACCGCGACATCCTCGCCAAGTCGGATGCCATGTCGCTGGACATGCACTACATCTACCACCCGGTAGGCGCCAAATGGGCCGTGACCACCACGAACCCCACCCGCGCTCAACTCGCAACCGTGGGCAACTGGTCCAAGGTTTATGAGACAAAGAACGTAGGAATCGTGCGTTGTACCGTAACCTCCAATTTTGATTGATAGGAGGAACTAACCATGGCCCAACCTTCCCAGTTTGAACTGTCTTCTGAGCAGTACATCGTCGCTAACCACTACATCGCCTCTTCTGTGGCTGATGTGCAGTTCTTTACCGCTCCGGTGAAGTGCGAAGTGGTCAGCATCCGTGAGGTGCACGCGACCGCTGGCGACGATGCTGGCGCTGTGTCCGGCACGATTCGTCGTTGCCAAGGCACCGAAGCCGCCACCGCTGGTGATGACCTGCTGGGTTCCACCAAAATCAACTTCAAGGGCACTGCTCTCACTGAGCAGAAGTTCGACGCTGCTGATTCCGGTGAACTGACCAGCACCACTGCCAACCTCACCCTTGAGGCCGGCGATCGCCTGTCGCTTGACGTGACCGGCACCACCACCACCTTGGCCGGCGTGATCCTGAGCGTTCTGCTCAAGCGCGTCTGATGGGTTTGTTCGCCTTCCGGCGACTGCGTGAACTGGAGGCTCTGGCTTCGGCTGGGGCCTCTTTTCCTATTGCAGAGCCCACGCCTAAACTTGAAGTAACAGAAGAACTGCCGCTGTCTACCGATGGCAATAACAATCGACGCAACGGTGGGCGGCGCAAACGCCAACTCCTACCTGACGCTGGCAGCAGCGGAACTGATCATTGAAGGCTTTGTTCAGGACGATGACGTAACGGCTTGGGCTACTGCCACGACGGATCAAAAAAATCGGGCGCTGTATACGGCAACTCAGCGTCTGGACCGTGAACGGTTCCTTGGGGCACGGGCTACTGACACCCAAGCCCTGCAATGGCCCCGCACTGGTGTCCGCAAGCCCGACACCTATATCAACACCTACGCCGTCGGCTTCCCGTTCCGCATCACCACCGACTATTACACCGACACGGAAATTCCCGATCAGATCAAAAAAGCTCAATGCGTGCTGGCCACCTATCTGAACAACAACAAAGATGGGATGGGCCTAAGCGGGATGGAGGATTACAAGTCGGTCACTATCGGCAGCCTGAGCGTGGTTAATGCTGGCGCCAGTGCATCGGCCACCGGTGCTGATCGCCTCCCGCCGATCTATGAAAGGTATTTGACTGGACTTAGAATCAGTGGACCGGGCAACTTTGCCATTCGCCGTAGCTGACCATGGCCGACAACGACGCCTACAACATTGGCTTTGAGTACATCAGCGACACTGCGGCCCATACCGGTCGTTTCTGGAAGCTGTATGCAGTGGCCGACGCCGTGATCAGCACTGCCACGATTCAAAACGCCAGCGGCAATACCTTTAGCTCCGTTCCTTTGGGTAAGGGCGATCAGATTGAGGGTGTGTTTACCAGCGTGACGCTGGCTAGTGGCAAAGTCATCGCCTACAAAATCTGATGATGAGCGACTCCAACCTGCTGGGTATTGATTACGCCAAGGGCGCAACCTTTTTCAGCGATACCACAACGCGCACTGGCCGTTGGGCAGCAATTCATTTCACGACAAACACCCAAATTGACACAATCGTTGCTCAAAACTGGGACGGCTCCACTTTGTCTGGTCAGTCCATGAGTTCGGCCACAACGATTTATGGGGTGTTTACCAGCATCAAACTGCAGAACGGCCACTGCGTTGCCTACAAGCTCTAATGGCACTTGCAACTTCGCTTCGTAAAACTGCCAGTAAGGTTATTAACCGTTTTGGCGGGGATGCGACCTATCGCCAAGTCAGCGGCGGTGCGTACAACACGACGACCGGAGCGATCACCGAAACCGAAACCGATACTGTCATCAAAGGTGTTGTTGACGCGGTTCGCAAGCAAGAATTAAACGAGTTGGTTCACGAGCAAGATAAAAAGCTGATCATTGCCGCATCTGACCTGACAATTACGCCTAGCCTTTCGGATCGTGTTGTTATCAGCAGCGTCGTGCATCAGATCGTAAAAATTAACGTCATTGAACAAGACAACACCGCCATTGCGGTTGAACTGTTCCTGAGGGCTTAACGATGGCTAGGCGCATCAGGCTCGATCAAATCGGTGATTACAGCGAGGAAAAGCTGAATCAACTGATGCGCGTGGTGGTGCTGGAAACTGATATGGAATTGAAAGCCCGTAGCCCCGTGGATACTGGCCGCTTCAGGGCAAGTTGGGCTATTGGCGAAAATCAAGCTGGAACCTACGACGGTGGTGAAAAACAGCCTGCCACGGGTGCTAATCGCGGTAAATCTGAACCACCAGCATCGCCTTTGCCCGGACCGCCAGTAGGCATCAACTATGTTCCTAAAACCGAAAAAGCTGGAAACACTTATCACATTTTTAATAGCCTTCCCTATGCCGAAGCTTTGGCCAATGGCCATTCCACCCAAGCTCCTGCTGGCTGGATTGATCTTGTAACCAAGCAAATGACCAATAGGGCGCGACAATTAGCTGAACAGATTGGGAGGCAAGACTGATGGCCGCCGTCAACCTCAACACGATCCGCTCCACGATTGAAGGTCGTCTGGCAACTGAGCTGGCTTTATCGCCGGCAATTCCGGTGGTTTTTCATAATCAGGCTTACAGCCCGCCCAACAATGGCACTTGGGTTCAGTGTCTGATCTCGTTTGGGAACAACAGTTTTCTGACGATGGGCGGCACAACCGGCAGTAGCAACAGCGTTATCGGCGTTGTGGTCATCAATATTTTTTCTGCCAAGGGCGTTGGACCCGGTGCCAACCTCACCGTTGGTAAAAGGATCCGCGATCTTTACAATAGAATCGTTGTAAGTGGGGTTCACTTTGATCCCCCAACAGGGCCCGAGGTGGTGGCTACCCCATCTCCAGAGGGTTTCTTCCAAACACAGGTCAGATTGACCTTTGAAACCTTTGAGGATCTGTAACCATGGCATTTTTCCGTGGCCAGCAGGGCTCCGTCAAATTTGACGACGCGGGCTCATCTGCTGCAGCTATCACCAGCACCCGCTCGTGGTCTTTGACCGTTGAGAAAGAATCGCTGGACACCACTGCCCTTGGCGCTACCTACCGAGCAAATGTTGGCGGCCTGATTAGCGGCTCTGGCACTTGCGAGGTGCTGTATACCGCCAGCAGCGCAGACGAAACCAACGCCTTCATCGAAATGGTCAATACGGCCAACGATGAGGGTGCTGCTCTGTTTGAGCTGTATCTGGACACTACCGGCACCAAGAAAATCAGCTTTGATGGTGTTATCACCTCGGCTGAATACTCTGCCACTGTCGGTGAAATCGAAGTCATTACCCTGAACTTCGTGACCAACGGCGCCATCACTCTGGACATCTGATCATGGCTTTCTTTCGCGGCCAACAAGGCACCGTCTTCTTTGACAAAGCTGGTAGCGGCGGTCTTTCCGAGATTGCGGCTGTGCGCTCTTGGTCTATGACCGTTGAAAAAGAGTCGTACGACGTGTCTTCTCATGGCGCCACTTACCGCGCCAACGTTGGTGGTCTGATCAGCGGGTCGGGCACCATCGAAGTCATGTACGACGCTCCCGGCTCTGGCGACAAACTTGATCTGATCAAGGATGTGAACCAAGCCACGGACGAGGCCGATGCAGCAGTTGAGCTGTATTTGGACGAAACCGGCGGTAAAAAGATCACGGGCACCATCGTGGTGACGAGCACCGAATACAGTGCTACGGTTGGCGAGATCGAGATTGTTACCCTCAATTTCGTTTCTAGCGGAACCCTGACTCTGAGCATCTAATGCCCGCCGCAAATCAGCGCCCTGTTGATCTTCTCACTGGGGCGTTTGACCTGAACCAGCGTCGTCGGTTTGACATCAAAGGAGCTGACGGCGCTGTTGTTTTGTCGCTGTATTTCAAGCCGATCACCCGTGCTGACCGGAAGCGGGCGACGACTTTGGCGGGCAGCGAGGAGGCTCTGGAGATCAGCACGCAGATGCTGTGCCAGATGGCTGAGCTTGAGGATGGCACTAAGGCCTTTGCTGCTGCAGACGCGGCCAAACTGCAACGCGAATTGCCTGAATCGGTGCTGAATGAACTGGAACTGTTCCTGTTTGGCTTGGGTGCTCCGCCGCTGCTGGACGAAGCAAAAAAAGATTAGAGGAAGACTCTTGGCTGTTCTTTGAGTTCTTCCTAGCGACGGAACTAGGTAAAACCGTCAGCGAATTACGCGCTCAGTTGACGGAAGCCGAATTCGTAATGTTCGCCGCCTACCATGAGGTCAAGGCAAAGCGCGAAAAAGACGAGATGGATAAGGCCAATGCCAGAGCACGGCGATAGACTGCAAAGACAGGGTTAGTGCGTTGCTGTGGCTGTAGCTGTCGTTGACGTACAGGTAAATAGTCGTGGCGCGGTCGATCAGCTCCGCAATATCAACAATGCTTCAAAACAGGCACAGGCCGGCATTAGTGGCTTAACGGCTGCAGTTGGCAGGCTTGCGGCTGGGTTTTCCGCGATTCAAGCGGCGCGGTTCGTCTTCGCCAAAACGGCGGAAATAGAAAGTCAAACAAAGAGCCTGCAGGTATTGACCGGCAGCGTGCAGCAGGCCAAGCAAATCATTCAGGAGTTGCAGCAGCTTGGCGCCGTAACGCCGTTCACGAGCACCGAACTAATTGACGCTGCAAAGCGGTTGCAGGCATTCGGCGTTGAGGCCAATGCAGTTGTTGAAACAACCCGCCGTCTAGCCGATGTTTCGGGTGCAACTGGCGCCGAACTGCAGGGGTTAGTCACCGCCTACGGTCAGGTGCAGGCCAAAGGACGCTTGCAGGGCGAAGAGCTGCTGCAATTCCAAGAGCGTGGCATCGCACTGCAAAAAGAACTGCAGCGCATGTACGGAATGAGTGGGGAAGAATTTAGGAAGGCGTTGGAGAAAGGAAGGTTTAGCGCCAAAGCTGTTGAGCAAGCCATTAAAAATTTGACAAGTGCTGGAGGTAAATATGCCGATGGTGCTGTTGCTCAATCAACAACGCTTCAAGGTAAATTCAGCACTTTGCAAGATGGCGTTGATGCCTTGGCGAGAGAAATCGGCAATACCCTTGCGCCAGCATTAAAAATTGCGTTGGATGATTTAACTAACTTTGTAAACGGATTTGTTCAGGGCTTGCGATATATGCAGGCTCAATACAGTGCGTTTTTGGCTAGTTTGCGTGGTAAAAATGCAGATGAATTGCAAGGGCAAATTGCAGGCATCAACAGATTTATTACGGCAAACCAAAACCAATTAAATAAAATCCGCCCAGGCAGCCTTGCCGAAAAGCAAGTGCAAGCAAAATTAGTTGAATTGAGAAAACTCCGTGGCAGCCTGCAAAAAGATTTAGACAAAACACTTGGCCTTGTTGCTCCGCAGGGCAGATCAACCCTTTTACCTACCACTCGTCCCGCTACAGGTGCACCGCCGGCATTGCTTGGCGAAACTGGAGGCGGTCAAGGTTCGTCGAAAGCCGCAAATGCTGCGAAACGATTGGCGGAAGAATTAAGACGGTCGGTTGAACAAGGCGACAATATGGGCCGTGAGCTTAGTCGTCAAATCTTGCTTCTAAACAACATTACCGACCAAGAGGAAGAACGCTATCGAATACAGTTTGAGTACGAAGATCGTCTTCGTGAAATTAACGACTTAAAAAATAAAGAGCAGCAGGTGAACTTAAGGGCCTTAAATGAGGAGATTAGGCGGCTTGAGCTTCAAAAATTAGCCACCGAAGAACTTAAAAAGCAAAACGAAGAATTTTACAAGCGTGCTGGCCTCGTCGCCCAGATTTACGGCGCTGGCGCTGGTGGATTCCGTACTGATATTGACCTGTTGGGACAGCAGCAGAAGGCGTTGGACGAGGTGCTCAAGAAATACCCGCAGATTGGTGAGGCCGCTACCGCCGCCAGTCAACTTGCTACGCAGGGGACGATGGAAATGATTAACGGCACAAAGACAGCACAGCAAGCATTTGCCGACTTCCTTAACAGCATTGTTGATATTTTGATGAAGTCTGCGGCGCAGATGATTGCCCAATACATTGCCATTGGTGTTGCTCGCAGCTTTGCGGGCGTTGGCGGTCTATTCAGTGGTGCGGGCCCCGTTCAGTTTCCGGGCAGCACAAGTGTTGGCGTAAGTGGCTTTGGTCTACCTAACCTGATGGCTCGTGCAGGCGGCGGCTCAGTAATGGCTGGCCAGCCTTATGTGGTTGGCGAAAATGGCCCCGAACTGTTTATGCCCGGTCGTAGCGGTGGCATTGCTCCTGCTGGTTCGTTTGGCGGTGGAAGCAATATTGTGGTGAACGTAGACGCGAATGGCTCTAACGTGCAGGGCGACGGCGCACAGGCCAACGCACTTGGTAAGGCCATTGGAATTGCCGTTCAGCAAGAATTGATCAAACAGAAGCGTCCTGGAGGCTTGCTCGCCTAATGGCTACTTTCCCCGCTATCACGGCCACCTACGGCGCCACAAAGAACAATCAGCCTGTTGTTCGCACGGTGCAGTTTGGAGACGGTTACCAGCAGCGTCTGACCTATGGCCTCAATCAAAATCCAAAGTCATGGGATCTGACGTGGCAGAACATTACTGAAACTAACGCTGACACCATCGAAACCTTCCTGAATAACCGCGCTGCTGATAACGCCAGCTTTGATTGGACACCACCTGACGAGGCAACGTCTTACAAGTGGATTTGCCCGCAATGGAATAAAACCATCACGTACAACAACCGCGCCACTATTACAGCTACGTTCCAACAAGTATTTGAACCCTGATGGCGTACTCGGCTTGGGCTAGTTCAACTGCATACGTTGTTGGCGATATTGTCCGCGCTAGCAGCCTGCAGGCGTCCGGCCTTGTTTTCCAATGCACCACGGCTGGCACCAGCTCCAGCACCCAACCCGCATGGCCAACTGACATTGGCAGCACCATCACCGATGGCACGGTTGTCTGGACGGCGATTAGCAGCGTCTACGAGGAGCTGGCCGCACTGGCACCAAGCGCCATTATTGAACTGTTTGAGATGACGCTGGACACAACCCTGCACGGCAGCAGCGACACCTACCGTTGGCACAATGGCTGCAATGCCAATATCAGTGGCAACATCGTTTGGAACGGCAACACCTACACCCGTCTGCCTGTTAAGGCCGAAGGTTTTGAATACAGCAACACCGGCACACTGCCACGCCCCACGCTGACCATCAGCAATCTGGATGGCACCATGACCACACTGCTGTTGCTGGTCAACGCCACTACACCCGGTAACGACCTCGGTGGCGCCACGGTTAAGCGGATCCGCACCCTGAAAAAATACCTTGACGGCGAGACCGCAGCAGATCCCCACGCCAAGTTCCCCGACGAAATCTGGTACGTGGACCGCAAGGCAAGCGAAAACCGCGACTCAGTGAGCTTTGAGCTAGCAAGCAAATTCGACCTTGCTGGCGTGATGATTCCCAAGCGCCAAATCATTGCCAACATCTGTCAGTGGAAATACCGCAGCACCGAATGCGGCTATACCGGCAGCAATTACTGGGACATCAATGACAACAGCGTTGGCACCTTGGCAGCCGATAAATGCGGCAAGCGCCTCAGTTCCTGCAAACTTCGATTTGGGGCAACTGCTGAACTCCCATTTGGCTCATTCCCAGGTGCTGGTCTGACTGAATGAAACTTAGCGACAGCATTAAACAGATTGCACTGGAGCACGCCAAGGCTGAGTTCCCAAAGGAATCCTGCGGTCTGGTGTCGGTGGTCAAGGGTCGCAAACGATATTTTCCCTGCCGGAATATGGCCGAAACCCCAGACGAGCATTTCGTGCTTGACCCCGCCGACTACGTTGCTGCCGAAGAACAGGGCGAAATTGTGGCGGTGGTGCATAGCCACCCGAAGACGAACCCAGCACCATCTCAAGCTGACCGCGTTGCCTGTGAAAAATCCGGCTTGCCGTGGCACGTCGTCAATCCGCAAACCGAACAATGGGGCTATTGCGAGCCTGAAGGCTTTGAATTGCCCTACGTGGGGCGGGAGTTCGTTTTTGGGATTATCGACTGCTACAGCCTGTGCCGCGACTGGTATAACCGCGAATTCGGCCTGAACCTCCGGGATTACGACCGCCGCGATCAGTTTTGGCTGCGAGGAGAGAATTTATACCTAGACAATTTCGCTAACGAAGGTTTTTACCCGATCCCGCTGGAGGAACTGCAGTACGGCGACGCCATTCTCATGCAGCTTCAATCACCCTTGCCAAACCACGCCGCCATCTACCTTGGTGACCAACTGATCTTGCACCACGTCCAAGGCCGCCTCAGCAGTAGAGATGTGTTTGGGGGCTATTATCTGAAAAGCACCGCCCGAGTCCTGCGGCATGAAAGTCGTTAAGGTCTACGGCGCACTTCGTAAAAAGCTGGGTCAGTGCCGGTTCCAGTTTGACGTGGACACTCCGGCCCAAGCCCTCAAGGCGCTGTGCGTCAACTTCCCCGGCCTAGAT